TGGGTGATGGTAGTGATTTAGCACTATATCATGATGGATCAGTTTCTTATATCAACGATCAAGGAACTGGTGGTCTTTATATTCAAACGAATGGAGATCAACTGGCACTAAGATCTTATGCAAGTAGTGATTATTTTCTGAAAGCAGTACCTGATGGTTCTGTAGAACTTTATTATGATAATTCTAAAAAACTAGAGACTACTTCTACTGGTATTACAGTATCTGGAGATATTGTTGCTTCGGGATTAACTCTTTCGGGAGATCTAGTTGTTAATGGATCTACAACAACAATTAATTCAACAGTATTAAGCATTGATGATGTTAATATTGTTCTTGCTGATGGTGCAACGACTTCTGCAGCAGTAGATGGTGCTGGTATTACACTCGGAACAACTGGTATTACTTTCACTTATTCAAACACTGGAACTCGTTGGTCATCAACAGAAAACTTAAATATTGCAACAGGGAAGACATATCAGATTGCTGGAACTACAGTTCTTTCATCTACTGCGGTTCTTGGCAGAACTCCTGGAGGAACAACTGCTGGTGATATTGTAACAATTGATGATACACAAACACTGACAACTAAAACGTTAACCGCTCCAGTAGTTAATGGTGCAACCTACGGAAACTCAAGTTCAACAAGTGATGCAGATGCAACTGTAGATTCTGCAACTACGTCATATTATGCATATGTTCAAAGTGCTAGCAGTTCAACAAGAACTATTAATATTAGTAACCTTACTGCAGGCAGAATGATTCAAATTTATTTAAGAAATACTAATTCTTCAACAAAGCAAATTAATATTACTGCAAGTACAACAACTACAGGGTTTTCGGCAGTAAACCTTTCAAAAGGTGATGCAGGTGGCACAAGTCAAACATCTGTAACTTTATCAGCAAATACTGGAACTGCTGTTGTCACAGTATTTAATGCTAATGGTACGATTGGAGGAAGCATTTCATAATAGTCCTTGACAACCCTTATAAATTATAGTATGATGTTTATGAAAAATTGTCATTTCTATGAGAAAGAAAAAATTATTGTGGATTGGTGATTGTGTTATTCCGAGTGGATTTGGTAGAGTTTCTGAATCTATCCTGACAAGGATTCATAAAGAATTTGATACTCATGTTATGGGTATCAACTATTTTGGGCAAGTACATACCTTTGACTTTAAGATTTACCAAGCATCAAAGAAGGGTGGTTCCCAAGATCCCTATGGTTTCAATTATATTGACGAACTTTATAATGAAATTAAACCTGACATTATTGTTGCTTTCAATGATGTTTGGATTATTAAATTTTATTGGGATATTCTAAAAAAATATAAAGAGACTGATGATTTTAAATTTGTAGCGTACTTCCCTATTGATGGCGGAGGATGGTTCCCTTCTGTTGTTTCATTCTTAAATGATTTTGATCTTTCAATTACTTATACTGATTTCGGCAAACAAGTAATGAAAGATGCTGGATATACTGGACGTATTGAAACACTAGAGCATGGTGTTGATACTGACATTTTTTTCAGAAAGAATAAACAGGAATGTAGAGAATTGATTGGTCAAATGAAAAAGGATGATTTTATTGTCTTTAATGGCAATAGAAACCAACCTCGTAAAAGAATTGATTTGACTATTATAGCATTTGCCAAGTTTGCAGTTGGCAAACCAAATGCAAAGTTATATCTCCATATGGGGACTAAAGATTGTGGATGGGATATTATTCCACTGTTCAATGTTGAGATGGAAAGGAATGGTCTTGATCCTCAGGGAAAATTATATCTTTCTGGGTTAGAAATGACACCAGAAAAAAATACAATTACTCCACAAGTCTTGAACGTCATTTATAATTCATGTGATGTTGGAGTAAATACTTCAGAGGGTGAAGGATGGGGTCTGGTGCCATTTGAAATGGCAGCAACTGGGTGCCCACAAGTTCTTCCCGATTATGCAGCAAGTGCTGAACTTTTTGCTAATTGCGGTGAACTTGCTGAAATTATTTTCATGGGTAAAGATGTCAACTATGGTATTGACAGAGCATATGTATCTGTTGATAGTGTTGTTGAAAAACTGAATAAATTATATTCAGATAAAAAGTATTATGCTGAAAAAGCAAAAGCATGTTCTACTATGGCAAGCGATCCCAGATATACTTGGGATGTAATTGCCAACAAAATGCTTGGTTATTTAACTAATTTAGGAGACTAAAAATGAACGCTAAAGAACTTGAAGAAAATTTTACTAATCAATTTAGTACAGTGGTTGATGAAATCAAAAATCTTGAATCTCAACTCAATGCTAAACGTGAATTAGCACTGAAACTTAAAGGGGCACTTGAAGCATTAACTATTCTTGAGAATGGCGAACCGCCTCAGGAAGAATCCCCAGAAGAGTGATAAATACAGACCTTCTTTATAAATAACAAGGAAGGTTTTTTTATTACATGTCTGCTATAACGATTAACATAGTAATAGAGCAGGGGTCTGATTTTTCAGCGACCTTTACGATTAAGACTGCAGATAATTCATATCTCAATCTTCTCGGTTTTACCGCTGAAAGTAAAATGAAGAAGAGTTATTATACTTCTACTTCAGTTCCGTTAAGTGTTTCATTCACTAACAGACCAGAAGGAGTTATTACATTATCGTTACCTGCTAGTGTAACCACTACGCTCAGTCCTAAAAGATATGTTTATGATATTATTTTGACATCTCCTAGTGGAGTAAAAACAAGAGTAATTGAAGGAATTGCAACTGTAACACCAGGAGTAACATAGTGTCAAATTATCAGGTAACGCTAAACCCTACAAATTATAATGTAGTTCAAGCAAGTCCCGATTTATATAAAGTTGGACTTAATTATGAACCACCATCAAAAGGCATTCAATATCAAAATTTACTTTTAGATAATATTTCAGCTCAGTTTGACTGTGTACGAAAAACTTTTGACATAAAAGTAAATGGAGTTCCATATTTTCCCCTGAATGATCAACAGTTAATTATATCTGTTAATAATGTTATTTTACAACCAGGAGTAGGATATTCTATTTCTGGTAGTACTATTACTTTTGCTACAGCGCCTTGCAATACACAATTTTTTGGTATTGGTATGGCAAACACTGCAGACTTAACCCGAACTATTAATTTTGTTGTTGATTATGGTTCTTTGCCTATGACTATTGGCGACAAAGGATCTCTATCAATTGATGTTACTGGTACAATTCAATCATGGTTAATTGTTGCGGATAAAATAGGAAATTTAGTTGTTGATATAAAAAAATGCTCTTTTAATGATTATCCTAATCTTGTTAGTATATGCGGATCAAATAGACCTACTTTAAGTAGTCAGAATAAAAATACTGATGATATTTTAACGGGATGGAATAGAACATTAAATGCTGGTGATATTTTAAACTATGAAGTTATAAATACCAGTACTGTCATCAATAAATTCTCTATTGCTTTGAAAGTAAAATTATAAATATAACTAGATATTTAAAAAAACAGAAATCCCTGGAGGAACATTTAAATGGCACTTTTAGTACCTAATATTGGTGAGGTAGAATCACTTCGTTATCTGTTGAATTCTACTCATAATATCCCAAGAAATTTAATTCTGAAACTTTTTACGTCAAACACCACACCAGACGAAGCAGATGTTCCTTCGGCAACTGCTTATTACGAGCCATATGCTGATGGTAATCAAAACACTTATGGCACTGCACCAAATACAGGTTATCCATCAGTTATCAATAATCGTGCGGATCAGAACTATGCTGGACAATATGGTATTCTGCTCAATGGTTCGCGTTGGGCGATCACAACTGCTTCAGATCCAGTAGCTACTACAACTAATTCAAGTGGCGCACAGGATTCATACGAAATCACAGTATCAGGTCTCTCAGGAACTGTCAGTGTTGGTAACACTGTTACTGGTACTGGTATCGCAGCTGGCGCTAAAGTATCAAGAGTTTCTGGTAATACTATAATTCTTACGGTTAAAAATTCTGGTGCAGTAAGTGGTGTAATTAACTTCGCTGGTGGAGTTACTACTGCTACTTATCCAGAACAAACTTTCACATTCCAAGGCGCTGCTGGTAATGTTTATGGTTATTATCTGGTAAGAGCAAACAATATGCCTGTGGCACTCCATGGTTATGAGGGTGGCGCAACTATTGCTGCTGGAACAGTTCTGAATAAAGGTGATAATACTAATCCTTGTATCGGCGTTATCGGAAATAGTTACATTACTCTGCCTAACGTAGCATCAATTATGGATGACATTACGGTAGGTCAAGTAGTTGGCGGCAACAACGCTGTACCAGCTGGAACTAAGATCATCGGTATTGATCTTCTGCAAAGAATTATTCACCTTAGTAATGCATTAACTGATAACGTTCAGGTTGCAACTGACTCATCCATCACTCTGGAGTTCTCCAAAGTAACTGCAACTGCACATGGTCTTGTTGCTGGTGATGTTATTTACATCGCTCGTGCTGCTGGTAATACTACAACCACTGCAGGAACATATACTGTATTCTCAGTCCCTAGTGCAAACGAGTTCAATCTTACTCCTGCACTTGATGGTCTTGGAGCTGCAACTCTTTACAGCAGCATCATGTTTGCTGAAAGATTCACTAATGGTCCATACCCAATTCAAAACCAGGGTGACCAAATTAAGATTACTCTGAATGTTAGCCTTGACTGATATTTTAACTATATACTTTACATTATGATTTTCTGGGGGATTCTTTTATCCCCCTTTTTATTGTAGAGGGTCTGGATGAACACATTCCAATACAACTCAACCTCTATAAACTATTATACCACTCAAGATTTAGGAAGTATAGGTGATACTCCAACATCATTAGTGGATGATGGTACAGTTTATAGTGAGTTAGAACCCTCTGCAGATTTTATCGTAACAAATGATTATATTGTTAGTGATTACGCTATTGAGCCAAGTTATGGATTTATAGTATTTACCGAAACTACATATCCTTTCGGTGGTTTAAATATTTCAAATGCAACAAAAGTCTCTGCATCTGTTAAATTTGTTGCTGCTCAACCTCAAATAAAACTTGACGGTACTTATAAAGTAAAACTAAGATCTGCTTGGGTTGGTTCAGGTAGTCTGTTTGAAATTGCTGGGGGTCAAGAAAGAATTGTTGCACCTTGGGTTGGATCCTCAGGACCGCTCCGAGTATCAGGAAGTGCTGCATCGTCAGCGGTTTATCAATATAACAACTCAGCAATTGCTGTATTTTCTTCGGGTGACTATGGAAGTGTTTCCTCTACAAACAATACTTCTAGTAATTATGGACAAATTACAGAAGTTACATCTGGCGAAATAGATCAAGGATCTATTGTAATAACCGACATTACATATCCTTATGGACTGTTCTCGTTTAATGGTAATTTCTCAAATCTTACTCTTGCATTTGGGCATCAATCTTCAGGCATTATTGGTGTTTCTGGTTCAGCATCTGTAATATTCAACGAACCAACACCACAAATTTACTTAGTAAAAACTAAGGATAATATACGAGTACGTGGTTCTGCAAATGAAGCGTTTGTCAGAAAAACTTATGATGGATTTATTAATTTTGGAATATCTGATAAAGCAAATGAAAATGTGTTATTTACTTATAATGAATTTTCTATTTCATATTTCAATATTTTAGATTCAGGATCTATAACTACCTCAGGTTCTACTATTGATTATGGATATATTATTAATTCTGGAGGATCAATAATATATGGATATACATTTAATACTCAAACAATATATCCATATGGAACTCTTGTTTCACAAGGAGGATTTAGTAATCTCCTGAGATCTTTTGGTCATCAATCACAAGGATCAATATCACTTTCTGGTTCTGCAGTTACTGCATTGCAAGAACCAACGCCACAGATTTATAAAATCACAAGCACTGATTTATTTAAAATTTCTGGAACAGTACAAAATAAATTTAGCAAAGCACCATATAATGGATTTGGTTCACTGTATTCATTTACAGGATCAACTGAGAATGTAACCTTTGACTATAATACATCTTCTGTAAGTGTTTACAGTGAAACTAATTATGGATCATTAGGATCAACCACAACCACACAAGATTATGGTACTGTAACTCAAACTAATGTTGGCGATATTAATTACGGTGACGTAACTTCTTCTCAAACTAATTATGCTTTTGGTTCTCTGAATATCAATGGATCTAAAACAGAAAGATTTATTTACGGAAAATATTCGGGTTCTGGCAATCTATTTGCATTTAAAGGTTTATCAGAATCTAAACAATCATCTTATAAATCAACATATTTATTTGAACTCAGAGGAACGGGACATAATTCATTTACTAGACCATTTATTGGTTTTGGATCTCTATTCCATGTTGGTGATAGAATTGAAAGAGCAACATATGCATATAACTCATCTGCAATAGTTGAATATTCAGAATCTGATTATGGATTAGTTACTACTTCTGGATCTACAATTGACCATGGCTTGATCAATCAAGTAGTAAATCAAGGTGAAATTAATTATGGATTTATCAACACTGGTTTAACTGAGTATGCTACTAATCCATTATTCACATTTACTGGTAACGCAACTGTTCAGTACAAACCAATTTTTGCACAAACTGGTTCTGGTGGATTTAAAGTTCATCATCAACCATCTCCTACTGATACAAGATTTATTCCTTGGTGGAGAGGATATGGAGAATTTATTGTTTCTAACAGAATTATTCCAGATGCTTTCTCTAGACCTTACATTGGTAAGGGAAGATTGTTCAGTATTGGCGATAAAGTTGAGAGTGTAACATATGATTATAATTCTACTTCCATTGAATATTTCAATACAGAAAACTATGGAACTATAACCACATCAGGAACTTCTGTAGATCTTGGTCATGTAAATGAAGATAATACTGCTGTAATTGATTATTCAAGCATAGTTAATCTTGATATTGTTTATCCTCTCAATGTCCTTTATAACTTCTCTGGAGAGGGTATAGGACAATTTATTCGTGGTCCTTATAGAGGAAGAGGTGGAATTCAATTTGCTGGTTATCATTCTATTCGTCAAAGTGATGCATGGCGGGGCAATTTAAATGTAAGAATTACTGGTTCTGCAGACGAAAAGAATACAGAAAAATATGTTGGATCTGGATCGCTGTTCCACATTGGCGACAGAGTTGAAAAAGCAACATTCTCTTATAATTCTTCATCAGTATCTGATTATGATGCATCTGATTATGGTCTTATTACTGCATCAGGAACACCTGTTGATCTTGGTCAAATTACCCAGTCTGCTTCTGGGGGAGAGATTAATTATGGTAATGTAATTGATCTTAATATTACATATCCATTTGGTCTGTTCAAAGTTAGCGGTAACTCTGATGATCGCTGGATCCAAGTGTTCACCAAAGTTGGATCTGGATCTCTCTTTGAATTCAATGGCGCAACAGAAGCATTCTCTGCACAGATTCCAGAGAATACACTTCTTTATAGTATTTCTGGTGGTGGTGCGGTTGAAAGTAAAAATAACTCTTATGTAGGTTTTGGATCTCTATTCCATGTTGGGGATAGAATTGAAAGAGCGACATTCTCCTATAATACTTCATCTATAGTTGTATATGAACCCGAAGTAGATTATGGATTAGTCACTACTTCTGGTTCTACTATTGATTACGGTTTAATTAATCAAGTAACTGATGGCGGCGAAATTGATTATGGTTCAGTTACTTTACATGATTATGATTATCCTGTAAATGTATTGTTTAAATTTGGTAGTGCTGCATTTACTGAACTTAAACCTTCCTTTAATTTCAAAGGAAAAGGAATAATCAATATTCAATCTGATCGTACCTTTGTCAGATTTAGACCACATTGGAGATCAGTTGGTGGATTATTTGTTGATGGTTCTGCAAATCAATCTGAATCAAAATCTTATGTTGCTTCAGGTTCACTGTTCCACATTGGCGACAAAGTTGAGAAAAGAACATTCTCTTATAATTCTTCATCAGTATCTGATTATGATGAACTTGATTATGGTCTTATTACTGCGTCAGGAACACCTATTGATCTGGGTCAGATTACTCAGTCTACTTTTGGTGGAGAGGTTAATTATGGTAATGTAATTAATCTTGATATCACATATCCATTTGGTCTATTCAAAGTTAACGGTAACTCTGATGATCGTTGGATTCAAGTATTTACTAAGGTTGGATCTGGATCACTGTTTGAATTTAATGGTCTCACTGAGTCATTCTCCGCAAGGATTCCAGAGAATACATTCCTTTATAATGTTTCTGGTAACGCAATTGAGAGTAGAAATAACTCTTATGTAGGTTTTGGATCTCTGTTCCATATTGGTGACAGAGTTGAAAAAGCAACGTTCTCTTATAATTCTTCATCAGTATCTGATTATGATGAACTTGATTATGGTCTTATTACTGCATCAGGATTAACTAATGATTATGGATTAATTACCAAAGTATCGTCTGGTGGTGAAATTGATTATGGTGCGATAATTAATCTTGATATTACATATCCATTTGGTCTATTCAAAGTTAGTGGTAACTCTGATGATCGTTGGATTCAAGTATTTACTAAGATTGGATCTGGATCACTGTTTGAATTCACTGGCGCAACAGAAGCATTCTCTGCACAGACTCCAGAGAATACATTCCTTTATAATGTTTCTGGTAACGCAATTGAAAGTAGAAATAACTCTTATGTAGGTTTTGGATCTCTATTTGAAGTAGGCGATAAAGTTGAGAGAGTAACTTATAATTATAATGAGTCTTCAATAGTTGCTTATGAAACTGAAGTTGACTATGGTTCTGTAACAACTTCGGGAATAACTATAGATCTTGGTTATGTAAATCAAATAGCAACTGATGGTGAAATTGATTATGGTTCAGTTACTTTATATGATTATGATTATCCAGTAAATGTACTCTTTAAATTTACTGGGGCGGCAGAGGATCAATATAAACCAGCATTTGCTCATAAAGGTTCTGGTAGATTCACAATTGCTTCTGATCGCACCTTTGTCAGATTTAGACCACATTGGAGATCAGTTGGTGGATTATTTGTTGATGGTACATTATCAGAATCACGTAACAATTCTTATGTCGCTTCAGGTTCACTGTTCCACATTGGCGACAGAGTTGAAAAAGCAACGTTCTCCTATAACTCTTCATCAGTATCTGATTATGACTCATTTGATTATGGTTTTGTTACTACATCAGGAACAATTATTGACCATGGATATGTAACTCAGACAGCAACTGGTGGTGAAGTTGATCTTGGTAATGTAATTGATCTTAATATTACATATCCATTTGGTCTGTTCAAAGTTAGCGGTGACTCTGATGATCGCTGGATCCAAGTATTCACCAAAGTTGGATCTGGATCACTGTTTGAATTTAATGGTCTCACCGAGTCCTTCTCTGCACGGATTCCAGAGAATACATTGCTTTATAATGTTTCTGGTAACGCTAACGAATCACGTAATAAGTCTTATGTTGCTTCAGGTTCACTGTTCCACATTGGTGACAGAATTGAGAAAAGAACATTCTCTTATAATTCTTCATCAGTATCTGAATATGATGCATCTGATTATGGTCTTATTACTGCATCAGGAACAATTATTGACAATGGATATGTAACTCAAACAGCAACTAGTGGTGAAATTGATTATGGTGCGATAATTAATCTTGACATCACATATCCATTTGGTCTATTCAAAGTTAACGGTAACTCTGATGATCGCTGGATTCAAGTATTCACCAAAGTTGGATCTGGTTCACTATTTGCTATTGGTAATGCTGCAGAAGCATTCTCTGCACAGACTCCAGAGAATACATTCCTTTATAATGTTTCTGGTAACGCTAACGAATCACGTAATAAGTCTTATGTTGCTTCAGGTTCACTGTTCCACATTGGTGACAGAGTTGAGAGAAGAACCTTCTCATATAATACATCATCTGAAATTGATGCAGTCAATGAAGTTGATTATGGTAATCTTTCTAATTCAACACAAAATCTTGATAATGGTTTAATAACCAGTAATGCTGATGGTGGTGAAATTGATTATGGTTCTGTAATTAATACTATCGGTAGTGAAAAACCATTTGGATTATTCAGAATTAGTGGTATTGCTGTTACACCATTTGAAAGATCCTATTATGGATCTGGTTCACTATTTGCTATTGGTAATGCTGCAGAAGCATTCTCTGCACAGACTCCAGAGAATACATTCCTTTATACATTCTTTGGTTCTGCTATAACTCCTCGTACCAGAGAATTTATTGGTTCTGGCGATGCAGTAAAAGTCACTGGTAATGTTATAGAAAGACATACTGAATCTTATGTTGGTTATGTAAGTCTTGTATTTGAAGAAAGATTCCCTGCAGCGTCTGAAGCAAATACAGAATCTTATGTTGGTAAAGGAAATATCAGACTTTCAACTGGCAGATTCCCTGAGTTCCGTAACTACAGACCAACACCTCGTTATGTTAGTGCAATCCATGGAAATATTGGTGGTACACTTAATGTTTCTGGTGATGGAATTACAAAACCAATTAGAGTTTATACTAAGGTTGGTTCTGGTGTAGAATTTATTAGTGGTTATATCATTGAGAAACAAACAGATTCTTGGTATGGAACTGGCAAGATCAATGTTTCTGGAAATGGTGATACTGATAGAGCAAGAGCATACTCATCTACAGGAAGATTCTCTGTTCTTAAGGGTGTTGCAGAAGCATTCTCTGCACAGACCCCAGAAAATACATTCCTTTATACATTCTCTGGTTCTGCGGTAGAGAAAAATACAGAGAAATACAGAGGTTCTGGTTCAGCATTCTCATTTGGAACTGCAACGGAAACTATCCTTATTTCTGCTGCAGTATCCACAGCACTGTTCAAAGTTTCTGGCGCCGCAATTCCAGTTATTTCACTCTTACATTATGGCTCTGGTTTCCTGTTCAATTATGGAGAATCCACAAGCAAAGTAGTATTTAACCCTGTTGAAAATACTGCTTTATATCAAATTAGTGGTTCTGGGACACTCAAGAAATCTAATAAGCATGATGGTTCTGGTCAGATTGATATCACTGGAACTCTTATTGAAAAAAATACTGAGAATTACCTAGGAACAGGAAATATTCTAACTGTTGGTTCAAGTGCTGCAGCAGTAGCATTTAACCCAACTGAAAATGTTCAACTGTTTAATGTATATGGTTCTGCTATTGAATCTCACACCGAAAGATATATCAGCACAGGTTCAGCACAAATTTCTGGAAGTGCAATTGAGAAGAACACTGAGAATTATGTTGGTACTGGCAATATCTTCTCATTCTTGCAGTCAGAAAGCAAAGTATCATTTAATCCATCAGAAGAAACTATACTCTTCAGATTTACTGGTTCTGCAACAGAGAAGAATACTGAGAATTACATCGGCACAGGTTCGCTGTTCGCATTTAATGAAACTAGTGAGTCTGTAGTATTTGCTATATCAGCAAATGTTCAACTCTTCAGATTCTCTGGTTCAGCGATTGAGAAGAACACTGAGAATTATGTTGGTACTGGCAATATCTTTACTGTTGGTGAGAAGATTGAATCTAGAACAGTAATTGAAAAAGCATCAGGTAATATTAATCTTACTGGTTACATTCAGGAAAAATATAGTAAGGCACCATATCAAGGTTCAGGTTCTCTGTTTGCATTCCAAGGTGCTGCAGAATCTAAGACTTCTAACCCACCAGAAGAAGCGGCACTCTTTAAATTTACTGGATCTGCGGTTGAGAAAAATACAGAGAATTATAAGGGTTCTGGTAATGCAACAATTTCTGGCAATGTTGCTGCTAAGTTCACGAGATCCTATGTTGGTAAAGGAAATATTTCCTTCGGTACTAATACCGCTGTCATAGCGTTTGTTGCACAAACTCCTGAAAATACTATTCTGTTTAGATTTAATGGGGAATCTAAATTCAAGTATATCTCCAGATACCCTGGTTCGGGTACAGAATTTATTTCTGGAATCGGAATTGAGAAGCAAACAGATTCTTATCGTGGTAAAGGATCTCTGTTTGGAATCGGTAATGCATCTATCAACAGACTTGTTGTTGAGGAAACTGATACTAGAACTTCTCTGTTCAGAATTAGTGGTATTGAACGCAATAGTTATTCAAGAATTTCTGTTACGAATAAATTTAATATTGAAATTAGTGGTGCTTCAAAAGATATTGTTATTCTCTTTAGCCCCGCAAGAATATTCGGAAGTATAATATAACAATTGTTATAAATAAAAGAAGAAAAAACTACAGAGCTAGTCAATGACAACCCAAGTACAATTCCGAAGAGGAACTACCATTCAACATCAAACGTTCACTGGTGCTGAAGGTGAAATTACAGTTGACACCGACAAAAATACTGCCATCGTTCATGATGGTCAGAAAGCGGGTGGGCATGAGTTAGCACAAAAAACACTTGTAGTAGCCCTGTCCGTTGGGATGGGTTGGTAATTTATATTTTAAACACAATTCTGCACGGTAATTAAGAGATGGCAAAGCATTTAGTACAAAAATACACTTTCGTTCCTTCACTGGACACCGTAATCATTGACGGTCATGTAGCACACAAAAGATTACTGCTGATCACTAACGTAACGACAGGTGTTGTCCTTTATAATTTTGCTGATGAACAAGCGGGTGGCACTGTTACTTATAATGATTCTACTGAATCTACAACAGTAGTTCTTGATAAAGATTGTAACTTAATGAGTGCTACAGACACTCTGCAAATTTTTTATGAACAGGATCATGTTGAAATAGAACCGTCTGAAACATATGTTGACCCCGTTTCAAAGTTCCGTGTTTCAACGCCACAAAACCTGATTGATACTGACTTTGAATATGGTCCACAGGCTTCTAAGTGGGAAACTCTTCAATTAATTAACCAAATCCCATCATTCTTTTCAAGTACAGCTGATACTACTATTCCATTTATTGAGAAAGTAGAATCAACTTCAAATAGTGAACTGATTACTATTACTACTACATTTGAGCATAACTTAACTACTGGTACGCCAATTACTGTAACTGGTCTTTCAAGTGTTACAGCAGAAGGAACTTATCTAATTCAATCTGTTCCTACTACTAAAACCTTTACATATAAAGCAAGGGCAAAACAAATATCCACTAGAGAACTTCAGGGTACTTACACCTCTATTATTCCTGGTCAGTTTTTCCAAGGTTCACAAATTGCTGTTGATGAAGCAATTGGTATTGTGTCAGATACTTTTACAAAAGTTGTAACAAGAATCGCAGTAATAGAACTTACACTTACATCAGCTCCTCATTATACTTGGGCAGTTGGAGCAACCATTAGTTCACCATCTGGTGCCTCTGGTACTATAACTAAAATTGATGGTTTAGTAATTAGTGTTATAACTGCTTCTGGTTCTTTTGGCAATGGTAATACTCTATCTGCAACTGGATCTTCTTTCACTAGGACAATTGCTACTGTAGGCTCCACCAGCAATAAATTCTTCATTGATGGAGTGCAACAACCAGCTTTAAATTTAAATAGAAAGGCAATTTATATTTTTGATATTTCCAGTCCTACTATAACTGGTCATACTTTTGAAATTGGTACTGCAACTGATGGGTCACCATATACCACTTTTGTTTATTCACAAGGGACTGCTGGAACTCCTGGTGCTTTTATAAGACTTTATATAACTCAGGGAACGCCAAATTTACTTACATATTATTGCACACTACATACTGGCATGGGCGGTGATCTGCCAGTAGTTACTGCTACGGAATCTAAAATTTATTTGACAACAACAAACGAACATGGTTTTGCAGACAATACTAATTTTTACTTTGTAAATAGTATTGCACCAAAAATTCTTGAAGTTACTGATCCAACTGCAACAGCGCCTGATGGCAGACCTTTTATTGATACTGTAAATTCAATCGTAGTACAAAATGTTCCTGTAGCAACTGAAACTATTCCTTACAACAATGAATCAACATATACCTTAAGGTTTGGTGCTAATGATATTGATTATGCCGCAAATACTATTACTATTCCAAATCACGGTTTACGAAATAGTTATGCAGTGCTCTATTATCCTGCACCTGGAGATACTCCAATTGGTGGTTTAAATAGAATGCTTGTATATTATGCAGAAAGAATTAATGATAATACTATTAGATTACATGATTCTCAGAGAATGAATATTCTCAAGGATCTTCAAACTGGTGGTACATTTAATTATGGTAAACATACTTTAGGTTTGGTATATAACTGCTATAGAGAATACAAGCAATGGGGTGATTTCTATGCTTACTATTATACTTATTATTGGAACTGGCAAGGAACATATTCAGGACATGATTTTGCAAACGTAAATGGCACCTTTGGATTAGGTGGTCAGGCGTGGGATAACGTTGCATACTTCTCATGTGCAAGACCTGGATATGGTGGACATAACCAATACATATATAACTGGACTTGGTATAACGTCTTTGGAACTTCCTGGAGAACATATGGATATCACCTGCAAACATTACCTTTAGGTACTACTGCAATTTATCAGGGTTCTTATGATTTTATCACTGACAATAATAATTTTGGAGTAAATGGTAATAATAATGGTGGCCAAGGCCATGGATATACCGTAGGTGGATATAATGATGTAAACGGAAGAACTTATTGGACATCTACCTTCTCGGCTAATTTCATGAACTCCGCATACTTGAGATTGTATGGTAATGAATATTACTATTGGGCATATCAAGGTGATACCAATGGTTGGTGGGCAGGAAGAAATGGATATAGCAATAGTAATGATAGATATTTCGGTGATGTTAGTTCTGATGGTAGTACCAACATGTACTTCATGTTGATGAAGAGAAACACAAGTACTAATGATTCATTCTTCAAACAAGATCATGGATTTGAAACAAATAATCTCATTACGCTGACAGTAACTTCAGGCAATAATATTAGATATTGGAATGATAATGCAGGCGGTACTGCTACTTTAGGTACAGGCGCACAATTCTATGTAGAAAAAATTGATAGCACTAGATGGAGAATTAAACCTGGAGTAAATGATACTCCATATAGACTAGCTGCTGCTGATGGTAATTACATTATGGCTGCTACTATTATTAATCCTTTCAAGAATAGTATCTACATTGGCAATAATCAATTCTCAAATAACGAACTTATTCTTTATACTTTTGCCTCTCCAGCAACTGTTGTCAGTGGTTTATCAAATAACGGTACTTACTACCTCAAGGCAATTAATAACAATAGATTCCAACTCGGAACTACGGTAGGATTTACTAATGAAATTGTACTTACAAGCACTGGTACTGGCATTCAGTCATTTGAAAATGCATCCGCAACATTTGGTGCAGTTGACGGTTCTTATACCACTACTAGAGCAATCAATGATAAAACTCTTGAAATTACCCTTCCATTTAAATTATCTCCAGGTAATAAACCTTTCAATGCTGCTCTTGCAGTAACAACAGGTGCTAATGGATTCCTTACAATACCAAATCACTTCTTCTCACCAGGAACAAGAATTATTTACAATACTGCTGGTGGCACTGCGATTGGTGGTTTGACACATAATACAGATTATTTTGTCATTGTACTTGATGATACCAGAATTAGACTTGCCACTACTCTTGCTAATGCTCAAAGTGGCACTGCTGTAACAATGACTTCTACTGGCTCTGGTTCACATCAATTAATCACAGCAAATCTTTCAGGATTAATCACTGGCGCTGGTACTGTATCAGTCACTAGTGGTACTACTATTACAGCAAGAACAATCCTTGGTAATAATACCAACTTTAAACGTTACTTTAAAGTAGGTGATACTATTCGTATTGTTAATAGTGCAACGACCCCTGGAACTATTGTCACAAGATCTATTAATGCAATTAAAGATGATGGTTCTATATTAGTTGATACGCCATTTACATTTACTGGAAGTAGTCTCAAGTACTTCATTCCTACATTCATTTATGTAAGACCTGATGGTTACTATCTACATAGACCATTTGATGGTGGTATGGAAATTGGTACTTCTAAATCTCCTGATGGTCTTATTTGCCGTCAAACTCGTAAGTATTTCCGTTATCAGTCAGGTAAAGGTATTCAAACTTCATTTGCTATTAACTTTATTCCACAAAATCCAATTACATCCTTAGCATATACTCCACAAGGAACTACAACTTCACTGCGTGTTACTGGTGTTTCAGGGGAAAATAGACTTACTGTGGTCAGTGGTTCAACTGCTGGTGTTGTTCCTTACATGGAAATCACTGGACTTCCCTCTGGTGTAACACTTGATGCTTGTCAAATTGATTCTGTATTAAATAGTACCACTCTTGTCTTATCACAAACATTAACTGCATCTATAACTGATGTTCCTATTACATTAGAACCAGCAAAATTAGCAACAATTGTATCAAATAGACCTCATAATTGTATCGTTGGTACATATGTATGTATTGTAGGATCTGATAATGATGTATTTAATAAGAAAGTTTCTGTTGCTACTATAGTTGATGACTTTACATTTAGAGTTCAACTTAAAGATGTTCCTGCTGGAGTTAGTACTTCAGGTGGATTCCCATCATTTGCTGTAGAAAAATGGAATAATTCCTCAGTACGTGCTGGAATGTTTGATTTCCAAAATGGATTCTTCTTTGAATTTGATGGTCAAAATATAAATTGTGTCAGAAGATCTTCAGTACAACAGTTGACGGGTACTCTTTCAGTAACAAAAGGATCTGGAATTATCGTAGGCACGAGTACTCAGTTTAGTTCACAACTTCAAAAAGGTGATAAAATTGTTATTCGTGGTATGACTCACAAGGTTGTAAAAATAACCAATAACACTTCAATAACGATTCAACCATCATATA